CCCCGTGGGGGCACATCTCCATAGACACAGCGTCCCTTTCGAATTCATCGTCAACCCGAAACGTGGCATAAAGGAATCCCGCTCTCATTGAGCGGGATGCTTTTCTATATCTCAACAAAATGCTCAAAATCAACATTCTTCGTTCCCGAATTTGTCCATGCGCCAACCGCCATATCCTTGCGTAATGTAACTACATTTGTTGTCGCCGTTACCGCTCGTCCCCCTGCTGCCAAGTTTGCTCCATTATCTGCGGCGCGCGCCCAGGGGAAACTAATAGCCGCTGCGCAATTAAACGGCAGTGTTCCTGTAAACGTGGTTGCATTTGATGTTCCGGCAGTCGTAACAAGCAAAAAAGAAAGAACAGAATTTCTTAAATGATATCTTGCTTTTCCAACCGTCGGATCCGCGGAAAATCCACTCCATATCGGAATCCACGTCAGCCATCTAGTCTCAAATACCGGACGTGAAACAACAACGGATGTGCCAGGCACGGACCAGTTATAACTTGCCGCCGCTGACAGCGTTGCATTAACACGCCCGATTACCTCAACCTCATCCGTGGACGTGGGTGCAGACGCATTGCCATACGCCAGATATTTCTCATTCGTGGTCGTGCCGGAAAAATCAGAATAAACACGTCCATATGAAATTCGCGAGAACCCGATATCAACCACATCCGTCGCGGGTGTGGTATTCCATATCAGATAAACAAAATAATCAATCTCCTGCGCCGCCAATTCTACGCTTCCAGAATTGCACCAGTTCGTCCCCGCATTCTTCGTCACTGATAACGCAGACGTGATGGCGCGCACGCTGTTTCCAATTCTCACCAACACAGGGTCGCTTGCAGATGGATCGCTTCCTGCCAGCGTCTTGACTGCCACCGTGAGATTATTGCTCGCAACAGTCCGCGAAATATAGCCATTGAGAAGAACGCCTTGCGGCATGAAAAATGCCTTGGGCAAATTACCGATTTGAATCTTCTGGGTTAATGGCGACCCGCCTGGGTCATCAACCATCGCGGTCAAATCCGAACCCAGCGGACCTGTGTTTTCAGTTAATGCAGTAATTTTGCTGTCAGCCATATTTGCTCCTAGGGCATCGCCCTCCCAATTGGGCTTCCATGCGGTGTGCCAACCACACCGTAAATATTATCCAGAACATTATCGGCTTCTCCCAGCGTCACATCCACAAAATCAACCAGCTCTTTCGTGCGCACACAGAAGGTCTGGAATACAAGCCCATCCGTCACCAGTGTTTCGTCCTGTGTCCCGCCGTTGTAAAGTGTGGTCACTTCAGCCGCCGAAAGGATTCGGTGATAGATGCGCACGTCCATCATTTTTCCATTTATTGAGAAATCGTAATCCACCGCGCTGTCTTTTTGGTTGCCAATAACAAGCGGCAGATTCTCCTTTGAAAGTTTGGTTCCTGCTGGAGTCGTTATTTCGTTTGTTGCCAGAGCAGTCCCGTTAATATAAAAAGTCGGGTCATTGGACGGTGAAGATATGTCGAATGTTACAACGACGTGATACCAGGTGTTGATCACCATGGGATATGTTGTCGTTTGCCATTGTCCCGCGGATGCGTTAAAAATGTTTCCATATATGCCTATTGCATAGTGTGTGCCGGCATCCCAGATTCGATTAAATTGAAGACCACCCACAAGAGGCGAAAAAACTAGAATCTTTCCAAAGGGCTCACCCAGGGCATGGCTATAAATCCACGCACTGATTGATATGGTCTCTGGAGTTGAGTCCGAATACACATCTGGTAGAACCCCAAAATCAACTGCATCCTGCGCAGGAGATGGCGTAAACTCCACCGCTATCATGGAGAGCCCCAGCTTCAGCGATAGCGCCTCTTTCATAATCCAACTATATGCAATAAATCCTCCTGGTTTAATCGTAAATTTATCAACGCCCTGGATATAGTAATAAGCATCTATGTCTCTTGTGTCCTCCTTCACGCGGATCAAATCCCCACAGTCGCCGTTCAGAAAAGCCATCATCAACGCTGGCGAACGGTTGGCAATAAAATGCAGTTTGTTCAACACCGTGCGCGGCTTTCTGTCCCACTCCACGCTTGCCTCCGCAACAATCGAACCCCGTGCCAGCGACGTTTGATACTTCTGGTCCATTGATTCGGTTTGATGTCCAAACTCGGCAATCGATTCATCGTCGCTCGCCGCATGTTCGATTGGGTTGTACTTATAAATGCCATATCCACGCGGATCATACTTTGTGATCCATCCTGGACTGGCATTGTTATTCTTCACCTTATGCGTAAATCCCTCCGTTCCATAGGGCTTTGAAACTAAAACCAGGTCGCTTGTAATATCCGTTCCCGTCCCGTCCTTATTCGTCCACATTTGATAATCCGTGGTGGCAACGGGTGTGATCATATCCTGCCCGCTGATTGGCAAACCGCCTGCGGGGTCAGCGTAACTTCCCTTTATCTGGATTGTTTTCCCTGAACCGATCCCGATCGGCGCGTTTAACTTGAATAACACTTGCGCCGATGTATCAATCTTGCGCGGGTTTGCATAGACCGTGAAATAATTAAGCACGCGCTCGCCATACTCCGTTTCAATCCCGCTCATCGTGTTGTCCGCAACATATCCGTCCGCTGGCTGGTTAAGGATGATTTTGCCCGCGTCCTCTTTCAACAGATAACCGCCGTCTTCCTTCAACAAAAACCCCGACTCGGACACTGGCTTTGGAAACTGCGTCAAGGTCCTCAATCCATTCCTTTTTTTACCCGACTCGAACACCAGCATCTCCCCGCTGATGGCGCCCTTTCGAAGATATATATAGCCAGGCTCCGAGAACGCCACCTTCCCAAGTTCCGAATAAGCCTTCGTATGCGACGTGACCGTATCGAACGAAGTCGGGAACACGCTCGCGCCTACATCCAATGCTTTCTCCGCAGGCTGGATGGGAATCAAGCCCAGAGTCGTCCGAATGACATCATCCCCACGCTGATTGCTGAGGATGCCCGGGTTCACGACTGGATGCCTTGCGCTATAGTCCAGCCAATCCACGATAGTCACCGGCACCCGCAGGTAACCATACACGCCTGGCTGCGGCTTGATGGCTTCGATGACACCCTTGAAACGGACATACGTTTCGCCTTCGTATGTGACCTCCAGCTTCACAGGGATGCCCTTCTTCCATCCCGCCAGCGCGCCCGCATCACCGGGGATGAATTGCAGGCTTTCATTGTTCAATAAAATATCCATCGTCCCCGTACGAGCCAGCCGGTCGAGCGGACCATTGCCATCAATCCCCCACCCGCCCGTAATATCGCCGATCACATAACTGGTAAGGTCCGTCCACACCCCCGCAAGATAAGCCCAAACCTTCACAGAATCAGGATAAACCACATTCATCTAATATTCTCTCCTCGCGCTGATCCTTCGCGCTGAGCGGAGCCGCTGGTTGAGTAGAGCGAGTGATTTTCTCGCTCGTATCGAAACCACGCGGCGAAGTCGAAGCGCCCTGCGCATCATTCTGACCTCTGCAAAACCGCATCCCTAACCACCCTCCCCAACTTCACCCGATCAACATTGTCCAGGATTTGCTCCAATAACCTGATAACCCGATCATCGCCGGACTGACCAAATGCCCCGCCAGCCGAAGGTCCCCCCGAAGGTCCTATCGCGCTCGAGCCTGCCAGGCTTGGCATTGCCATTGCAGGCGCCAGTTGGGGCATCGTCATCGGTAGAAGCTTACCAATGCCTTTCTGCCATCCCACCGCCGCGCCCGCCGCCATCTGCCAGCCCACCTGCATCTCGAACAACTTCGATGGCGAACTGATTCCCAAAAATCCCTTCGCCGCTTCCAGCGCCGCCTCCGCCGCGTTCTGCGCGGCTTCGACGATAACCCCGATCCCGTTTAGAATCCCGTTCGCAATCCCCTGGATGATGCCTCTTCCCACTGCGCCCCAATCCGTGTTCGTGAAAAAATTGATTACGTTCGTCACTGCGGTCGTAAAGATGGTCTTGATATTCTGCCATGCAGTTTGCAGAATAGTGGTAATCAACTTCCACACCATATCCCACGCCTGGCGTAACAACTCCCCGAACCTGCGCCAATCCCCACTGAACGCCGCCTGGAACGCCCTCACGATTGTGGTAATGAATGTCAAAACAAATTGAATCGCTGGCTGTAGACTCGTCCATATATTTTTGATGAACACAACTCCAACCGCAAAAGCATTTTTCAGCCATACCCAAACCGCCGCGGTCTTCTGCTGAATGCCTCCCCAATTGTTCTTCCATGCCAGATACAACAACGCCAGCACAGCAATGATCGCAAGGATTGGCAATATGAAAGGAGCCAGCGCCGCAGCCGCCGCCGCAATCGCCGGAATGACCACTCCACTGATCGCTGTAGCCACCCCAGTCACCACTGGGATGATCGCCCCGATCGCAGTCACTATCGAACCGATGATTACCAGCAACGGTCCCACCGCCGCCACAATCGCAAGAATGATCACAATAAATTTCTGCATTCCTGGCGACAAGCTTGAAAACTTTTCGATCAGACCGCTTAAAAACTGCACGAACTTCAACGCCAGTGGTAATAATTGCACTCCCAGCGCCGCCGCCGCGTCTGTCAGTTGTGCCTTCATAATACGCGTCGAGTTCGCCAGCCCGCCTGCAGTCCTCGCAAAATCTCCCTGCGCGGAGGATGTTTGTCCCAGGATGATCGCATAGCGCACCTGTAATTTCTGGGCTTCTGTCAGTGACTGAAGGTTATCGCCAAACCCCAGTTCCATTGCCTTCTGTTTTAAGATCGCTTCATTCATGGCGATGCCGAATTTCTTGAGTGGCTCCACCTCTCCCGATAAACCAGAACGCAGCGCCAGCAACACCTCGCTTGGATCTGCATTGTTGAACGATGCCAGGTCGGAAGCCAGTTGCACCAGTGACATGGACATATCTGCCGCGGGCTTTTGTCCAAGCCCTAACGAAACGAACAAGTTGCCATACGTGGCAGCGGCTCCCAGTGCCTGCTCTTGAGATTGACCAAGCGCGGTGGCGGAGGTCTTGCTCCATTTCAATATATCTTCAGACATCGAGCCAAACACCACGTTGACTTTGTTCTTCGTTTCATCCAGGTCGCTCGCCGCTTTGATTGCATAACCTCCCAACGCCACAAGCGGTAGCGTCAATCCTACCGTTGCTGTCTTCCCAAGACTGGTAATGCTTCTTCCCGCGTTTTGAATACTCTTCCCAATCTCACTCGCGGTACTCTGAGCCTTCTTCTCCGCCTCGGTCATGGAATTTGTATATTCCCTGATATCTCCTATCAGTTTTACTGCCAGCGTCGCAATCGTCGTCATCTACACATGCTCATTTCCCCCTCTCCCATCGGGAGAGGGTCGGGGTGAGGGAGCGCCCCGCGTCGCCGCCACCAACGCCATCATCATCGCGTCAATCGCAGCGATTGCGTCTTCCTTGCTAATGGGTTCCTTCTTCTCGAACTTCGGCATAAAATCACTCACCTCATATGGACTCGACTTCTTCTTCGGGTCTCGATTCACATTCGCGATCAACGATGCCAGGATAGCCATACGCAGGTCTGCGCGCTCCTCGCCGAACGGCTCCAGTTCCGCATATGCCATCCATTCAGTGAACTGCTTCCCGGAAAGAGAGACAAGCATCAAATCCACATTCGGGAGCCCCAATTCCTTCGCCAGTCGAAAAGCAAATCGGCGCAGGGGCTCCCGCCTTAGTTTTTTGCGGCTTCTTCCACAGCCTTTTCACTTAAACCGCTCAACTCCATGGCAATGTCGCCCAGCCGCTTCATCACAGCCGCGCTCTTCTTGCCAAGCGCTTCGATGTCTGCTTCACTGAACAACGGCTCGAAATTCTCATCCACCAGTGTGCGCGCCAACAGCTCCGCAAGGAAATTATCCATCTTCAATTCCTTCACCTGTCCCTTGCCATCTACTGAAACAAGTTTGGAACTGAACGTGCTCGCCTCTTTCGCGCTCAAACCTGCCACGCGCACCATGCCGGACCCGCCATTCAACTTCGACCACTCAGGCACTGGTTCATCTCTGAATGGAATATCCTCCGCCGCCAGGATTTGTTCTTTAGTCAAAAAACTCATATCATTCTCCAATCTCCCCCCTCTCCAAATTGCGTGCTTTTTGCCACTTGGGGAGGGGTCGGGGGTGGGGTCACGCGCTACGCAACCGTCACTGGTCCGCTGATCTTAATCGTGAACTCCGCTTCAAGCTTTCCGTCCACGGGAGGCAGACCTTTGAACTTCGTCAACCAGGCGGGGAAGTTAAACGTCTTGATACCTCCAGGCAAAACCATCTTCCAGTTGTTCCTCGTGCGATTAAGAATCGCCGAAAGAATACCTGTGGTCTCATCATGCGTTGGATCAGTAGGTCGCCAATTAACCTTACCCTCGAGCTCGCCGCCTGAAAGCAGTGTGCCAATCACCTCTTCCCATCCGCCGCTGTCATGGCTGGTGGCATCTTCTGTCTTCAGTGTGAGTTCGGGTAGGTTGATTTCCGTCACCTCCACGACCGTGCTGAAAGTTTCGGGCGACCCTCCATCTCCCTTCTTCAATAGTGTTCCATATCCAGGAATTGCTTGTGTTGTCATATCTTTGCTCCTTGATTCTTAAATACTTCGTGCCCTTTGTGTCCTTAGTGGTTAAACCTTCTTAAGGATCGCAAACTTCACCGCCGCATTGCTGGCTTCCAGATAGAAATATCCATCTGTCTGCTTCCATCCCTCCTGCTCAAAGGGACCCATCACAGCGATATCGCCCGCCGCCAATGAATAAGCGGTCACGTCGCCGCTGCGTTTGTGACCGTCCGCAACGGAAGTAAGCGTCACCGTGTAGGGACTTGCGCCGCTATTCCATGCCAGCAAAATATCGCCCTGTTCCAACTTGAATTGATTCTTGTTGGATACATCTGCCGCGGTGAACACCACATCGAGCGCGTCCGCCGCAGGTTGAAGGCTGGGATAACTTCCCAGCGGAGTTGTTTTGTTTAATGTTGTTCTAGCCATTGTCTTGATCCTCCTTTAGATCAATTTCGAATAGTCCATCTGCTTTTTCCGTTGGCTCCCTTTCTCCATCAGTGATTTCCTGATGGGGAAAGGGCGGGGGGATAGGGGTGGATGCAATCACTGAATGCACCCTCAACAAATGCTCCAGCATCACATCCAGCTCGAGCGTATCGAACGCGCACTCCCTGCATAGGTATTGCTCCTTCCCTGCCCATTGTCCTATTGTGTATCCAATCTCAGCCTCATCGTTCGCGCTGACCGAAGGTGCAGAGCTCGGAGACGCAGTGCTCTTCTGCGTCGTAGTCGAAGCGGGGGTTCTTCTCTTTACCATCGTGCCTCCTTTCAAATATCAAATCTCTAATTACCAATTACGCATCGCGCTACACGCTACACGCCTCACACCTTCTCATACCAAATGATCGCATCCACACTTACAGAATGTCGTCCAGTCTCAGGGTCAAAACTATCGTGCATCTCATCCCTGAAACCTGCATGACATGTGAACGCGCCCATCGCGCCCATATAACCGTCAATCAACGTGATGACCTGCTCTGCCAGTGTTACCGCATCGAAATACGGATCGTTGTTTTCATCTGTGTTTCTTCCAGCTACACAATCCAGTTGATAACGCGGATGCGCCAGCTTGCTCGGTCCGCTATGTGTCCGCTCAGGCGGATCGCTCACCTTGAAGTAACGGATCGCTGGCAGGATCACGCCCTGCGGCAGTGCATTCGGATAAATCCTGCCTGCCGCATTCGTCGCGCCGCTTGATAAAAAAGTAAAGAGTCCTTCCGCAAAGATAGTCATTAAATCCTTTGTGCTCCTTCGTGTCCTTTGTGGTTAAGAACCCGCCGCCTTCTCGATCTGCTGTTTCCACGCGCGCCCCATTGCGCGCTCTACCTTCTCATGGTTCTCATCCGCCGCAGGTCGCAAATATGGACGCGCAGGAATCTCGACGCTTCTCTTCAAAACATATTGCACAATGCCAGCGGCATCAATCATCACCAGGTTTCCGCCAGCGGTCTTGCGTAATTTCAAATCGGAATACTTGCGCGGGCTTCCCGTATAACTTCCAACAGGGATCGCCAGATACTTGGTGCTCTTCGCCTGGATCGTCCCGCCGAACTCATGGATCGCTGCATAATCAAGATCAGTGCCAACAGCCACAGCTGCGCTTTCATTGCTGCGTTCAACAACTTCCTGATGCAAAGACCTGCTCAGATTACGCGTGCGGATCAAGCCCTGCTTCTTGATGTTGGTCTTCGCAGCGTTCACGATCACCGTGCCGCCTGCCTGTACAGCATTGACCAACGCTTCACCCTGCATCTCTTCAGTGAGCTGCCTGAACTTCTCCAGTAATTCTTCCGTACCGATCACAGCGCCTTTAGCCATAATTCTCCAATCTCTCGGTGGTCGAGTAGAGTGAGCGATCTTCTCACTCGTATCGAGACCATTCTCTAATTACTAATTACCTAACAATCCTCAACGTCAACCTGGTCGCGATCTCCTCGCTGTCCTTCTCCACGAGCAGGATGTCATAAGCCAATCCATCGTCGTCAACGAACCGCATCTTCTCAGTCGCATCAAATGAACCTGCGAGAAGAGCCGTACCTGTCGCATCCAAAAACGCCTGGTTCTGGAACCTGCGCTCACCGCCTCCCGATGCCGCGATCCTGCACGAGATATTGATCATCCCATTCACATTCGCCCAACCTTTCTTCACCTGCCCTGTCGTGCTTTGCGTATCGGTGGATTGCTGGATCGTCCCTCGCCGATTGAAAAAATCAACCATCAACGTCTCCATCAACTTCGGATGCACTAACCTCGAATTCATTTCCTTTGTGTTCCTTCGTGTCCTTTGTGGTTAAGAATCGTCTCTCAATATCTGGTTCCTCACGCGCTCCCTCGCCGTGAACGCATTCGTCACTATCTCTGCATAATCGAACAGTCCGCCTTCCTCTCCTGCATCGGCGAGCTGTGCATCCTCGCGTAATTGATTCGCATGTTCTCTCAACGTCCTCGCCACTGCCGCTCCATCCGTGCTGATGTCCAACAGGCGGATCACCTTCAGGATCATCGCCTGGTTGCTCGCCATAATATCCAGCGCCGCCGCCGAAGCCAGGCGTATATCATCGCCGTTCAAACTCAACAGTTTCATGATCGCTGCATCACTGAACAACGCCTGCTCGATGTCCTTATCCTGAATGATCATCCGCACCGCGCCGATGTCCGTTGTTTCATCCAGAGTGAACCCAGCGGGCTTCCCCAATACCGTGATGATGAACCTTTCGCTCTTGATCACTCCCGCGGAAATGGTCACGGTCAACTCTGCCTCATAATTGCCTGGCGTTGCGGTCCCTACCCAGTTGAATTGAGCGTATCCAGCGCCAACCGTTCCAGCTGTTGCGGTCAATACCACTGCGCCTGTGTCTGCATTCCACACCGCGCACACACATGAAGCAGGCGTGAGCGGCGTGATACCATCCACGTCATAAACAAATGACTTGAACAATTGCGAATCGTCTACGTGAATTGGAATTAACTGTGTTGACATATCAATCTCCGATTTGCCTCTTCTTCACACCGACCAATTGATCTCCATTCTTCCCGATCAATTGATCGTGCTTGTTACCGCGGATCACCGCACCTCCAAACAGAACTTCCGCTGTCTCGATTGGAAAGTGCTGCCATCCAGAATATTCAAAATAAGGTTCATAGTACAAATCAATCTGTGGCAGTTCAGCCAGAACCATTGGCTCTTCGAGAGTTTCAGAGACAATAACCGTTTGCCATCCAAAGAACTCGGCATATAAGTCGTAATTCTCATCAACCTGCGGAAACTCGACCACACCCAACAATGGATCTTCAACGCTCTCAGGCATGATCCAGAAGACAAACCCGTTGAAATCATGTTCATACGCATCATCACAGTGCTCATCGATTTGCGGCAATTCTGCCAGGGCTTGGAAGTCTTCGACGTTCTCAGGCATCTGCCAGGTCGTGAACCCTCTAAAATCTTGTTCTGCATTCTCATCATAGGATTCATCGACTTGTGCCAATTCAGGCAGAGCCAAAGACTCAGTGACATCGCTGGGTACTTGCCACGTCGCGAACCCTGCATAATCATACCCTTCATCATCGTAGGTCTCATCGACTATTGGCAGTTCTGCCAGCGGTTGGAAATCCTGAATATCCGCAGCTGCGACCTGCCATGTGACGAACC